CCTGGCCTCTTCCAGCATACCGTAGTTGACCAGCTTGTATCCGTCGTCTCTGACGATGATAGCAGCTGGCATGACTTCGGCAACCTCGTCGGCCATCACGCCGAAGCGGACCTTGACTGGATCGAACTTGTATCGGAAGCTGTAGAAGCCAAGCCCACTCGGTAGCACGTTGAGTAGTACGATGTCCTCTTTGAGCCTTCGATCACTCATCATGCCACCCGCCGCCGCAGCCTGCCCAGCGCCTCCTGCAAACGCGGTAATAGCCGGGCCGAGCCATCCCTCTGTGGCCTCAGTGCGGAGCGGGATATTCTCAGTCGTCTTCAGCCCAAGCGCTGCTAGAATCTGCTGCACACGCCGAGCCTTCTCCTCCTGCTGCCGCTGAAATTCGCCATACTCCGCCGTGAGTCGCGTCTGCTCGACTGTGCGCGGGAGGCTCGCGCCGGTCATCAACTTAAGCAGCGTATCCGCTGAGCCAGCCTCCAACCCAGGCGCTAGCCCGATAGCTTTGAGTATGCGCTCTTGTGCGTCACTCTGAGTTTGGTATGCCAGTCCGCTTCGAGCGCCAACCAGCTCCTTGTTCAGCCTCTGAGTGGCCTGTTGCTCGGCAGTCATTCTATCGCTGCCAAACGCTCCACTTGAGCCATACCGTCGCGTGATCTCTGGTAGAATCATCTCAGTGAAGTCCTGCACCGCAGGATCACGGATACTCTTCTGGAAGAAGTCCTCGAAGTTGACTGGCGCTCCACCAGTCTTGAGCATCTGCTGAAGCGCTGTCTCGGCCTCCGCGTCGACTCCTGCTCCAGAGGCGCGCTGCATAATCTTCTGCTCAAGCGCCTCAAGCGAGAGTCCCTCAAGATCACTGAGTCCAGTGGTGAGCTGCCCCCCAAAGGGTGCGCCAGCATCCTTGGCCCCGAGTTCGCCAAGCAGCGCAGTTAGCGTTGCCTGCTGCTCTGGTGTCATTGATGGGAGTGACTGAACCCAAGCCTTTGGGCTCTCCCCCAGTATCCAGTCTTTAATCGCGATCATAAGTCACCTCGGAGTTTCCAACTTCCAGTAGAACTCAAAGAACGTCAACATGAACTGTGGATCGCTCCCTGAGAACCTGAACCTAATCCTCTGCGTCACTTCCTGCTTCCCGAGCAAGAACTTCGTGTTGGTCGAGTTGCTCACAGTGCCCACCGAAACCCAACTCGAACCCTCATTCAAACTATATTCTACCAGAACATTCGTCCCGCGCAAGAACCCCTCGATAGTATCGAGCCTGATGAGTGCCTCGCTCATCAAGAAGTCCTTGGTCTCAAATATGAAGGAGATCGCTGCTCCGGCATCGCTATTAGCTATGTAGTTATACTCATACACCTGCCCACCAGTGTCAGCTGTCAGATGCGTAGTGGGTGAGTCCTCCTGTGTGGTAGCAGTTCCCCAAAACCACGTCTGCGCTGCCCAGTCGCCTATGAGCGATGCCCAATCAAGAGTTGTCTGCTTAATGTAGAATCCGTAGCCAGTAAACTTGTGCGCGAATATTCGCTCGGCCCAATTCTCTTCACTGATATTGTAGCGTAGCAAGCGGTCACAGTTCGATGAGAGCGCTGTTGGCAAGAAGAACCAAATCTCATTCAACTCCTCAACGAAGAAGGCGAAGCCTCGTCGTCTCATTGAGGGATTGACGTTTGCGCTTGGCCCAAACAGCGTCGGCCATATCTTGTCCCCTATCGGGTCAAGGTCAAAGCCGGCGCGATACTCATAGATGTTCGCGTTCCCGAGTATTACGTGATAGTCTCCCATGTCCACAATACCAGATGAGGAGCATACTCCCTCACCCTTAATCATAGACTGGAAGAAGTAGTTCACTCCACCCTGACCAATGAACTCCCCTCGCTCAATTGAGCGCTCACGATACACAACGAGATATGGCCCGAGTACCTCGCCGGTGAGAATAAAGTCCGATCCATCATACAGATCGTCGAATCCCGCTGTGCCAGTTGTCCAGTTGGTAGGATCGCCAATGTCACTTCGTCGCGCCCGTTGAGGAAATGCGGTGCCGCCCTCGAGTGTGTTAAACAAAAACAGCGCTTTATTATACAGCCGAAGTGCTATACAGATAGTGTTCCCGCCTGATGGCAGATTCGGAATGTCTACACAGTCTGTGCCGTCGTAGCGTTTTGGCTTATCCACTCCATTCGTGAACACGAACCAGTCATGGCTCGGTATCGTGTCCATTGATACCAACTTATCAAGATTACCACCAAGCACTACTGCGCGCACAAGCGCGGCGCCATTTGGAGCATTACGCCCGGCTGGTATGGCATCAAGTATCACGATAGTAGTACCAGCTGGGACTCCATTTACTGTAGTCCTATGCTGAGTTCCATCGTCAAGTGTGACTCCAACCTTATCTCCATTTGAGAAGCCGGCAATACTCACGACTGCCAAACTGGTCGCGCCAGCGTTCGCTTGAGCAGTCAGCGTAGTCCCCGCTGTGCCCTTCACGTACTGCCATTGGTCAACTACTGAATTATACCGATACAGCGAGACTGTCGTGACAAGCATCAACTCGCTCACGCCAGTCTTCTTAAAGAACTGATAGTCTGCCTGCGGAGTACCAAGGATCGCGTCTGCGAACGCGACGTAGCCAGTATCCTGAATCATCTTGCCACGGTCGAGACGTAGATTCTTCAGCCGCAGCATCTCGCTTGGATCAATCTGATCCTCACGGTCGAGCAAGTTCAGCCCACCCACTATCTTCTGTATAGTGGTCTTCTGACGAGTCTCCTTCTCGTTGTCTACCTTTAGCTCGTATGGCACTACACTACCTCGACCGATTTGAAGGTGTAGACAACACTGTTCTGCTTCGTAACCAAGTAGGCCTTTGACTGACCAGCGCCAGCGTCAGCATCATGCCACACAAGTAGCTCCCCTTCGCCAGGAGTCGGCTGCGCGTTCTGACTGATAAACTGATGATCGACCGCGGAGATGTCACGCCGAATGAGAGTGAGCGCATACTCCAGCTGACGGAAGAGGCCAGTGAGCTGCTCGCGCAGCCTTGGATCACTGATCTTATCCAGGCTAAGCTGGATAGCAGGAGCGGTAGCGGAGACTCGAGCCATATCACAGCTTAATCATAGCATTGACGAACGCAGTCGGCTGCATATTATTGTGAGCGCTGCCGCTGCTACCACCAGTAGCTTGTGTGTTTAGGGCTACGCCAGGAAATACGTCAATCACCTCAATTATGTCAAGAGAGTTAATTGCCGTACCACTACTGCCCCCAGGACTCTCTGCTCCAACCGGCGAACCATTTAGGTTCCCCTGCTCTCTGTGAACGTGCGATGGCAGCCCAGACTCGGCAGCTGTCAACGTGTGCGTCTCCGTGCCGGTTGCTAGTCCAAGCACACGACTCGTCAATCCAGCGCCGGCTCCAGCAGAGCCAAACGCTCGACCGAGCATCTTCGTCAGCGCAATAGTCTTATTCGCTGCATAGTCAGCTGCCGCATTCGCACCACGTCCACCTGATACTGCTGCTTGCGCATCAGCTACGTTATCCCACAGTAGCGTGAACAGGTTGACTGTGTCAGCGTTAGCTCTTGTAGTGCCACCAGACGCAGCGTTACCAATAGTGCCATCATTGCACATCACCCAGCCAGTGTCAGCAACCGTCTTGAGCGTGAGCTTCACGTCTCCGGTAGACCAATCTCCGAGATTAACGTCGAAGTTCGGGACGGTAATAACTCGCGTTACACCAGTCGTTAGGCCATCAACCTCGAAGCGAATCTTCTTCGTCGCATCGCCAGAGCCGACGACTACCGGAGAGGTATCTACGAATGGAGTTAGAGCGCCAGCCGACGTCAGCTGTCGAACAGTGCCAGCACTATCCTTATAAAACAGCTCATTGACGCCGCCTACTGCCTTGATGTAGACACCACCATCAGTAGCATCAAGTGTAGGATCGGCGCCCTGAACGCGAAGTGTTACCTTATTGTGCTTTCCGTCGTGAGCATCACCAGCGATGGAGTGATCTACTGCGACTCGCTCTCTCACCGCCAACTTAAGGCTCCGTATGCGAGCCGCCCCTTGAGTGGCCGCCTCCACAGTGTCGGGCGGCAGCCCCTCGTATGAGCCGTTCCAGGTTTCGGTGAAAGAGGTCATGGCTTACTCCTAACTGGCCAGTTTGTGTCTTGAGGCCAGCGCTGCGTTGCGAACCACATCGAGTTCCGCATCAGTCAGATCACGGCCCTCCTTGCGAGCGTTCTCTACCAACACTCCGATGTCGGTGGCCGCAGTCATCAGCTGTGACGCAGCCTGCGTGAGACTCAGCACCAGGCTGACCGCTTCAAGGACTCCGGTCATTTTGACTCCTTCAGCGCGGCCTCAAGTTGTAGGAGGATCAACTCAGCCGCCTTCAGCTGATTCTCCGCTTTCGATAGATCACCTGCTCCGACTGCCAAGCGAGCAGCGTCGCATGAGGCGAGCGCTTTGTCCCCGATTGACAGCACCTTTGCGCGACTCGAGTCGGAGAGTTGACCGCGAGCGCGCAGATCGCTGGCTGTATCGAAGGCCGCTCTCACGGTGTAGTAGCACGCTGCTACACCCTCACGCGGAGTTTTGACTCCAGCGGAGGGGCAGCCGGCGAGCGCCAGTGCCAGTAATGCTGTTGTGATGACTCTCATGCTGTTGGCCCTTTGTTTGGAACTTGATAGACTGCAAAGGCTGTCAGAATGGACATAACTGCGTCCACGATAGCCTTCTCCTGGCCGGATAGATCAATCCCGTAGCGAGCGGCCAACATCACTCCGAGTCCAACGAGCGCTGCAATCAGCTTGCTGTAGTTCTGCATACTCACCTCCTATTTCACGCCTTCATGTTCCATTGAGAAGTGATTCCCGTCCTGTCGCGGTCGGAAGTCTCCACCCCAGCGGTTCATTGGGTGCATAGACTTCCACTTCTCCCCTAGTGGACGGTATGCCTCCGAGTCTGGTTGATACACGTCCTCGTCGGATTCAAGAGAGAGGTCGAGGAACAGATTGATGTCGAGCGCCAAGCGCTTCGTGTGGAGCGTGTTGACAATGCCGCTTCCCTTGACCGCGTTGATGCGCGCTTGCTCCAACGTCCGATAAGCTTCCCCAAAGGTCACCTCGTAGTCGTTCTCGTAGCACCAGACTAGAAACTCGCCCATCATCTTAGCAAACAGGCGCTGCTTGTCGCCGAGAGTACTCATTTACCAGTCCTCAACCGTTGGATGCGGTCGAGTTCTCCGCGTAGATAGTTCAGATGATTGATGTCGTAGGCATCCTTTACCTTCTTCCGCTCGACCTCCTGAATCGCAGCGATGATGCTCCTCATCTGAATATCGAGCGCATAGTCAGCCTTCGTATTGGCGACTACGACGGAGTCCTTAGTAGCAAAGGTGTCATGCACCCAAGCATAGCCACTGACAGTTGCGACGAATAATGCCACTCCCCAAGCCAATGGAACCTTGATATCTTGCCAGTTAGCCGGAAGCATCACTCCTCCCAATCAGTATATCAAGCTTACCCTTGACCTGACCAAGTTCGACAAGAACACGGTCGAAGCGCTCACGGTCCTCAGTAATATGAGCGCCCAAAGTATCATCTAGTCTATCTATCCGCTTATGTATAGTCTGATAAGCGTTCCGCACTAGCCAGGCCAAGAGCCCTATAACGGCGATAACGCCAAGCCTCCAGAGCCATGTGGCATCAGATTCCATCCACACTCCTCACAAACGGATCACGCCAGTAGTCCTGCGGCCCCTGACTTCCAGTGCGCGCATCACCCACTAGCTCAAGATCAGGCTTGTCACGATCAATCGAGTCAGCCTCCGTAAACAGCCGCTTGGCAATTCCCTCATGCTTGTTCGCTTCCTCTGGATTGCCGAGAGTGCGATAGGCGTATGAAACTGCTAGCTCAATGAGCAACTCATCCTTCTCATTGAACTCTGATGGAGTGCCACCAGCGCTGAGTGGCGTCGGCCACTTTGTCCAGCGCAGCCTCACGACTGGATAGCTCTTCTCCGGCAGCGGAAACACGGAGACGAGATTATTCCAGATCATGTATATCTGAGGGATATCCCGACTGTGATAGTTCGGCATTGGAACCATCTTGTCCCACCAGCGAGGGCTCCTCTGCACCAACTTGACGCTGCGAGAATCATCCTCAATTCTGATGGAGTACAACTCACGCAGCGATGGCAGCGTAATGTCACCATCAGTTGCTGCGGGAGTATATGTAAGTCCGACGGTGGAGTTTGTCTCCATCTCGTCGAAGTCGTGCAGTCGCGCTAGACGTTGCTGCGCGAGGTTGAGAAAACGAGGCAAGCGGGTGTTGAGGTCTGTCCTGCCCCCCAATCCCGCTCGCACTTCGTCCTGCAGCTCAGTGAACGTGAGTGTGCCCATGTGCCACCCTTATGTATCGAATTGATACACCACTTGCGACTAGCGCAAGTAGGGTTTTGGCCGAGGCCTTGGCTTTGCTCTCCTCTTCGTCATTAAGGCGCCACTCCGATAGCCACGAACTCCACCGAGCCAATGTTTACGTCAGCGGCTGGCTCACCGAAGGCTACATCGGGGAGGTAAGTGGCGTTCTCATTGTCCTCCCAACACTTGATACTCTTGCTCGCTGGAATCCAGGAACAGGCATAGCCGTTTGTGGAGATGCCACCGAGTAGCACAGTAGGAGTAGTCCGAAAGAACTTTGTGATCCCTGTGATCTCAGCGAGTGTTGGGTTGTAGTTGGTGATGTTGACACTCCCCCTCACGATACGAAGGGGAGTGCCGGCGAGTACCTGCGCTACCGCGTCCGCAGGAGTGACCGTAGCTGCATAGGCTGCCATTGGTCATCTCCTCAGAACGGGCAGTCGAGGATGACGCCGGTAGTGGCGTTCATGCTGACTCCCACGGACGCTTGAGTCGCAGCCGAGTCGATGGCCGAGGACTTGTCCGCTGCAGTCATGTGGAACGGTGAACCAGCGGCACCGGTTGTGACAGCGGTATCGAGAGTGGCCGGCCCTTTGACTTGCACCCAGATGAAGTACTCCGTCCCAGCCACGCCAGCAGCAACTGCTACTGCCGCGCCAGCAGGGTTGATGGCAGCGTCAGCATCCGTGTGGTCGGATACGACTGTGTGACTGCCATAGCCAGTCGCCGCGAGGTATGCAAGCAGCGTGCCTGCAGCGACCGCGACAGTCGCCGTAGTGTTCTTCAGCTTGCAATACTTGTAGACCTTGTTCCCCTCAAAGCGAAGGGTGCCCAGTTGGTCACGCTGGACTGAGTCGACGTCAGTGAGCCTTGACGCAAAGGCTTGCTTGATTCCGGAAGGCATGTTCGATCTCCTTGGTTAGTCGAACTACGCTTACTGCGTGTCGATGGTGTGCAGCACGCCCTGGCAGCGCCGACGGCTCACCTTGAAGCCGCAAGCGGTGACGATGTGCGCTACGCGGTCGTTGACCTGGCTGGGAATCGGCTTCCACTCGGTCATATCGAAGAACAGAGCCGGATCGTAGAAGTACTTGATGAACCGGGTGTTCAGCATATACATGCGAGTGTTGGCGCAACTCGGTGACCAGACCATCGGACGGCCCTTGAACTGGATATTCTCGAAGCCCATGTCAGCCAGTTTCCGATTGGTGACTCGGTAGACTGGCAACACAGTGTCCTCGTAGAACTCGTAGGGCGTCTGCCCGCTGACGATGATGTCAGGCGAATCGCTTCGCAGGTTGTTGGAGCAGTCATTCAGCAGCGTCCTCATGTTGCTCAGGCCGAACGTAGCGAACGACTTGCCGGTCATGTTGCGTGCCTTGTTTCTCCACCAGGTGTCAGTGGACTGATTGAAGCCACCAACCACTACCGACGCAGTCGGATCATCGGCGACAAGGTGCTGCAGGCCATCGAAGGCCGCTGCGTCCTCAGTCGTCGTGCCGACCACTATCGCGCCAGTGTTCCCGAATAGCCGTGTCTCCCCCTCAGTGATGAGAGAGGTCTTCACGTTGTCCATCTTGGAATTGGCGAGGTTGATGATTTCGTTCTTGCCGGAGTTCTGCTGATCGTCCACACCGTAGCGCGTGATGGTGCCGACGAGATAGCGCCAGTCGAACTTGGCGAGCGACAAGAACTGGAAGTCGTTCAACTTCACCGTCCCGCCGCGACCAACCCACTGAACGCCATCGGACTTGTCGAACTGGAGCGGTTCGGTCACAAAGCGACCTCCCCGAATCTGCTCAAGGCGTCCGCCTTCCTTGAGCCAATACCAGAAGGGCGTAGCGTCGAAGAAGTTATCCGCGACCTCGCTCTTCATGTTCTGCCAGGTGGAGGTGTAGAAGTTATCCAGTACCTCCGTGAGGGTGGGAACAGCCATGCTGCCTCCTTAGTGGTTGGTGGTCAACTCCGCTTCCCGACAACGGGAAGCTGGTCGAGGGTCACTCCGCCGAGCGAGGCAAGGACATCATCGAACGCCTTGTTCGCCGCCTCATTGAACTTCATCTTCCCCGCGACTTCGCCGCGGCCACCTCCACCAGTCGGGAGGATGCCCGTGAAACCAGGGGCAGCTGGCGCCGACTTCTTGGTGTACTTCTCGTCCATCTTCTTCACCTTCTCGGGATTCTCCGCTCGAGCGATTGTGTAGGCTCGTGTGACTGACAGTCCGGGGGTTGTCTTCACGAGTTCGGCTATCTCCTGCCGCCACTCGTAAAAGTCTGGACGCTGCCCTGCGGCAGCGTTGACCTCCCGATTCGCCATGTCACCCTCGACTCTCTCGTCGATCTTACCCACACGCTCCTCGAGGGGCTTCATCGCCTCCTTCAAGTTCGTCTGCAGCGCTTCCTGAAACTTGGTCAGCAGGAGCGCCGCGAAGTCCTTGCGGTCAAGTTGCTCCATGTCGACTCCAGCGAAGAGGTCGGTGCGCGAGCCGCTGGAGCCTCTACCGCTATCGCCCCCATCGCCTCCATCGCCGCCCTTGTTGCCTCTTGCCTCTGCTTGAGTCTTCATGAACTCAAGCAGTTGCTTGTTCGACTCTTGCATGTCGCTCACACCCTTGGCGACTACCGCGAGGCCGCGGAGCAGCATCTCACTGTGCTCACCACTCTTGGCGTCAGCTGCGGTCTTCGCTGCCGCAGCGGCTGCGGCGCTATCACCACCTTTTCCATCAGTGCCGTCGCCCGCTTCGTTCATCAATACCAATCTTGGTTTCATGCCACTCTCCTTGTCGTATCGGCCTGCTGTGCCTCATTCGCGTCTTGCTCTCGCAGCGTAGGAGTACTCATCTTCGTATCCTGCGCCAGGAACCTTGCCCTCCAGCGGTGAATCTCTTGCTGCACCCGAATGTCGAGACCGACGAGGAAACGCACTGGAGCATTGTGCTGCCAGGCCTCGAGTGATATCTTCATCCCATCCGGCGTCAGCTGGACGACGATAGTCGGATGCTCGACTTCCAACTTCACACTGACCCGGCTCATGAGAGTTGCTCCATGTAGAGATCGTTGCGCTGACAGTAGTCTTTCAGCTTCGAGCGGCTGTCGAAGTATAGCGGATCGGGCGCGAGATGCTCATACCATCCCTTGTGGAAGAGATGAGTTCGCGGCGCAGTGAGAAAGATATGCTCGGTCGCTCCTCCACAGTCATCACAAGCCGGTGAGGGCTCACTGATCTTGTGAACAACGTCCACTCGGACAACCCCGCAAATTGAGCACTTTGTATCATACAATGCCATGTTACCCTCATCATTTGAGCGTGTCAATAGGCTTCATGCCGCCTTACGTGGCCGAGCCAATGTCTGCATGAACTGCTCAGCACTCAGTGGATTCTCCTGAGTGGAACCCTGCACACCAGCGGACTGCTGCTGCGCAAGCTGCCCTAGCGTTCTCATCATCGTATCGAACTGTGTGCCATGCAACTCGTGCAGGAGGTATGTGGTGAGGAGCTGCGGGTCAATAAGAGGGTTGGTCTTCAGCCGTTCGTAGGTCACGAGAGCCTTCTGCATCCGAACCTCCTTCGTCTCTGGCACAGAGCTGTCAGGGTCGACTTGAATCTCGTACTGCGCAGCCTTCAGCATGTTTGGCTTGAAGGCTACCCACACTGGTAGTCCATCCGCCCCCGCGACCTGCACGACTATCTCATCGCTCCAACGATCAAAGATGTCCACATGGATATCCTCGAATAGATCGACTATCAAGTCGGCTACCGCATCTCGGCGCTCATCGACTCGAATCTCGCTGGCTGTCTGCACTATCCTCGACTCCGTAGCGGTGCGGTCAGCGGAGCCTTCAGCATAGTTACCAAACTGATTACGAGAGAATCCCATGTTTTCTCTGACATCATTCAGCACCTCATTCCCGGCCATGAACAGGTCCTTTGGAATGTCAGCCATCTGACGGAACTCTATATCGCTCAGCTCACCGTTCACCTTCACAGCCGCTAGAACCTCTCCGTTGAGTATCTTCTCCAACTCCGTCGTATCGAGGCTCTTGTCCTTATACAGCAGCTTCACGATGGCGAGTCGACGATGCTTCATGGTCAGCGTGCGAATCTCATTCAGCTCGAGTTGCTGCGGCTCAAGCACTACACTGTCTGGCACTCCCCAACAGACCTCATCATCAGGGTTAAAGACAGTCGTATAGAACGGAGTGCGACCGTTGACCTGCATAGTGTCGTCACCGTAGAATAGGACCTTCTTATCAGTCTCACCATAGGGAGCGATCACGAAGGCTTTACCAGTTTTCGTATCCCTGATCTCGACCAAGTCGATCTCATTCGTCGGTCCTTCGCTCATGTCTGGAAGCGGGCTGGCGCGATACTCGGAGTGATGCGACCCCTTTAGCATTGCTGTATTCTTGAATCGTGGATCCTCTTGCAGGTCCTCGAGTGGCCTTCGATACCAGCCAGCATACCAGCGGCACTCAAGGAAGTTGCGGCTCCCGGCGGGGACTATGAAGCCGCCAGTTGGATTCTCGAGAAACCAGGGCATGTTGTCACGGATAGTGGAGTGATACTCTGTCTTCGCCTTAACCCTCATTGTGGAGTCCTTAGCGAATGGATCACTCCCGCCGGTTATCATATCGGGCGTAGGATGGAACTCCTGGCCAAAGCCCCTCTTTCCAATCCCAGTCCCAAACATCCAGGTATCTTGTACAATCTGCTTAACCTGGTTCTTCACACGCATAGTGCGGATCAACTTATTGTCTATGCGCTCGATCAAGCGGGCGAACACCTGCTGCTCAATCCCGTGCTTGGATGGCTGCACGCTGATACTCGGGTTGCGGAAGTACACTCTCGGAACCACAGTTCGGAGCATACGGAAGAACAAGTTCACGGGGAGTGTGCCCCTCGGCCAGTACCCTCGATAGTACTGCCGCCAGCGCGCCCAGTCAGCCTCGCGCGCGTACTTCTTCCGGTAGGCAATGCCCTTGCGTATCTGTGTCATCCACCAGACTTCATCTGGCCTGCCGTTCACGTAGCCATTTGCCATTAGAGCCACCCCCACGCTTTCAGCTTAGCGAGATCGGCATCGACTCGATTGCCGATGTCAGTACGATATTGCATGTTAAGAATCTCAAGGTCAGCTATACGCTCATACACGCGCCGGCGCGCTTCGCGTATATCTCTTCCATTTGCGGCTACCTTCGCCACTACTCCATCACTTCCCGCTAGCACGTAGCCCACCCCATTCTTCATTACGTCACAGGGGAACACTGACCCGCCTGGGCTATCGAGTCCGAGTACTGGACTCCCACGAGTGCTCACATCCTGCCTCTGATCCGGGTAAGGAGGACACGTCACCCTGACTGCTATGAGGTAGTCGAAGCTGAACAGCGGCATAGTCTTCGCCACCCCTGTCGCTACATCGAACAAGAAACTACCAAATGATCCCTTTGTCCCATGCATCAGCGCCTCGATAGCATCATAACCGAATCTCGGCGTGATTTCAAGGGCATACGCTTGCTTTTCGCTGACTATGCAGTTGATGTCAACTGGGCCCTTATAGGATATCTTCCTCAGCATGGGCTCCAACTTCATCACTGTCTCTCGCACGAGTTTGTTCGGCTCCTTGAGCGGATAGACCACGTTGCCCATACAGCCTGTCATTGGCCCAACACCTCCCACCGCGAGCCTCTTCTCCTCAAATGTATGATTGAAGGGTGTAATCCAATCACTCCCATTGAACCACCCCTCAGTTGAAATCTCAACACCCTTGACTATCTCCTGCACGATGAGTTCTTGATCGGCTGGAAGAGTGCTGAGTGCCCACTTGTAAGCCTCCTTGCTCTCGCAGCAGGATGTCTTACTCACGTGTAGATTATCGCACGGTTTGATGACGTAACCCTGCTCATGCGCCCAGTTGAGTGTAGCCGCGCTCTTGGGTGAGTCGAAGTAGTGTGTGACAGGCATGATGATGTCAGCCTTCTTGAATACCTCCACGCACTTACGCCGATCCAACTCTAGCATATCGGCGATCTCACTGCAGCCTAGTACTGGCTTCCCGAGTCGTTTGAACAGGGGCGCGTACTGACTAAATCCAACCAGGTCACATACCACAAGATCAGCCTCCGCAGCATGGGGCCGGAAGGTATCGACTCGGTTGACGATTCCCTTAAGAGCGTGGGAGTACTCGGGTCGCTTGATATATAGATCAACACTGTGTCCCTCCTTGATGAGGCGCCAGGCGACACCGGCTCCGTCACCCTCCTTGGAAATCATTAGGACTCTCACAGCCAGGGCTCAATTTGGTTATCTGGGAACGGAAGCCCAGGCTGACCACCCTTGATACTCTCGATCATGGCCTCAAGCGTGAATGGAGAAGCCTCATTGGATTCGAGTGCCGCTGGTCGGTCAGTAAGCACCAATGTAGCCTTGGTGGAAACGTAGCGGGCCATCGCTGCCGCTATCACCGTATCATCAAAGCAGCCATCAGCCGCGCCGAGCTCTCCGTTCGGATGCTCAATGAATGATGAGAGCTCAGCTTTGAGAACTTGGCTGTGGATAGTCCACTCATCGCGAAGCGCTTTCCTCAGCAGCCCAATGATGAAGGGCTTGCTAGTTCCAGTAGTCCGATGTCCTAGATCAACTATACGCTTCACGTCGTCCTTGCCTCGGCCGGCGTTGGCTCGCGGGGTTCGGTAGAGTTTGATCGAGGGATACTCAAGATCACGCAAGGTGGCAAGCGTGAGTATACCGTGGTTGTTGCTCTCAACGCATACGTAGGCTTCATTGAACATCTTACCAATACGGTGAATGTGCCTGCCAAAGACATCAGGGTCAGTTTTGTTGGACATCCACTCGCCTACCTGCTCATTCAGCATGAGGTCGAATATCTCCATCACGCTAGCGTCGGAACCAACACCACCGCTTACGTCGCCACCAAGTACATACATATGCCCATGCGTCGGATGCCCAGCTAGCACGTGCATATGCTGATCGTGCCGTTTCCAATTGGCAGTCTCGACAAATCTCACACTCGTAAAGATGCCGCCGCCAGCTGCTTGAAAGCAGTCGTCTAGACATGATGGGTACTCCTGCTTGAACAGTCGAAGATCGCCCTCAAGTTCATCCTCCAGCACCATTCGGCGCCAAGCGAGCTGCTCTGCATTGAGCCCATAGGCGGCAACAATCTCTGGCTCTTCGATCTCATCACGTAGGTTCTCCATCAGCGCACGCTGAAGTTCTGGAGTGAGCGTGAGCTTATACTGCGCCTCATCCTGCCACGGCAGGAAGATATGCTTGAACGATGAGATTCCCTTCGCCGCTCTCATGCAAGCATTGTGATACCAGTTTCCCATTCCGTTACCAGTGGACTCGATAGAAACGCAGCCGCCGGTTTTCGGAACTGCTTGTAGCAAGCCAGCCATCAGCGCTGGAGCGTCTGGCCAGTATGCGACCTCTGAGCAGTGGAGGTCAGTGATCGTGTCACCACGACCGAACTTACGACTACCAGCGGTGCCAATCCAGAAAACGGAGTTGGTCTTTGGGAACGTAAGTTCATGTTTAGAGTTGTTCCTGATGATTGGCTTCGGCCCTTCCATCGTGTCGAGGAAGTACTTGACTCGCCCGAACATACGCTCAGTTGCCTCACTCTCATGCGATATGACCACCGCGCCAGTGTTGCGTCTGCCCATGCAGCGGACAGCACTTCGAGCGAGGAAGTACGTGGAGATACCACGCTGGCGCGCCTTCGGTATTAGCATCCGAGGATTCCACGCTTCGTCGACTGCGCACTGAGCGCTGTTCAGACGAAAGGGCACATCTTCCTGTGTCGACTTGTCAATCACATGGAAGAGGGCTTCGATGACTCTGGCTTCTGGTGTCATCACTTGTGTATCAATTCGATACACCGCTATGGTTTGTTTGGCAACTCGGCATCAATCTCTTGTAGACGCACATCCAGCGCAGCGACCTGAGCAAGTAGCTCAGTGTTACGACGCTCCTTAGCGCTCTGCTGAACTCTTGGCGCAGCGTCACCTCGAGCGCTCTTACTCGCCATGAGCGCCTTCACCTGTAAGCGCTCAGCCTCAGCCAGAGCCTGTCCGATCTCAGGACCAGACAGCTCCAGCCGAAGCGTGCGTAGCTCGTTTGCTATCCTGCTCAACTCGGCAAGTAGCTCTAGTGGATCGCTCATGCCGCGCGTAGCTTGTCGAGGCGGTCATTCAGGTCGCGCTTGAGCGCCGTGACCTCAGCGCGCTCCGTAGCGAGTGCGGCCTCGGACTTCGAGAGTCTGCCGGCGCGCTCGTTCAGTGCAATGTCCGCGTTCGCAGCGCGGGCGTCGAACTCTCGCTCCCGCTTCTCGAGCAACTCACTACGAACCTTGATATTGTCCGCAGCGTCGCGCACGACTGCCTCACGCCCCTCAAGAGACTTCTCCCGCTCATCGAGCTTGACACTAACCTTACCCAGGTTTGCCAGTCCATCCTCGACACGAGCCTTGACCTCAGCGTCGTAGCGCTTGGCGCTGGCCAATATCTCCTCAGCCTCACTGACTGTGCGAGATACAGTCTGCTGATCGGTGATAGACTTGAGGAGGCGATTCAACTCCTTGATGCGAGCGTCAAACTCCCCACCGAGCGTAGCAATGGCCGCTACCACGTCTGCCCGAATCGCTGCTGCTGCGTCTGCTCTATTGCGTTGCCTGCTGTCCATAGCATCTCCTTTAGTTTGACCTACCAAGAATCATTGTCCTATCCGCAAGGCGTCTGATGACGCGCCTGTTTCCAAGCACGACCTGTTGTAGTATCAGCTCTGCTGCCTGCCCTGTTATCAGATACACACCAGAGTCAGCGCTTAGCTCAAACGCGCCAGCAGCGGGCGTGAATACTAGCGTGGCATCCGCGCCGACTATGACATACGTGCCTGAGTCAGCTGACAATACCCTAGCCGCTATGATTGTCGCACTGGCTCCAGTGAGAGCATACACTCCAATGTCAGCCGACAGTAGTCGGTCTGCAAGGAGAGTAGCAGCGTTCCCAGTTACGACATACACGCCCGGCTCGGCGTTCATCGAGAAGCCATGCAGTAGTTCAGCGGCAGAGCCTGTGACTGTGTAGGCGCCAGCTTCGGCGTTGAACAGTCGTCCGGCGGCTAGTATTGCCAGTGCGCCTGTTATAGTATAAGCACCAGACTCGAGGTTCAACTCAAACGCTCCGCCCGCAGCCGGAGCGCCTAAATCCTCGTCAAACCACTTCTGGATGATAAGGCTCATATCCAGTTTCTAATATCTAATTCATTAAAATGCCCTTCATCATCTCGTATGTATTGTGTAGGTAACATACGTTTATTTCGTCCACGTTTTAGATAAGGTGGATTATCAGTTGATGGTTCCATGCCAACTACGGTTCCGTTCCGGCCATTACCAGAATAGTCAGTTTCAATAGAACCTTGATCATTGCATTCCCACCAAAAATGTGGTGTTTGAATAACTTCCCCATACAATAAAAATGACTCAATTTGAGCGAATGATAGAGCCACGTTCCATATGGCAGAACGGCCAACAAGGTAAGTCTCATCTTGTGCATTTTCGTTGTTGCAGATGGCATCCCTGACAAACGTTTCGCTATTGGTGATGTTGGTTGCATTGGTTCCTGCCAACTTGCCATCTATCCATAGACGATAAGCGTTATCTGCTTGCTTCACGTATCCATATCTATGCCACTTGTTGTCATCATATATTTGAGAGGTTATAATAGCCGCTTCTGGCTGGCCGAAGCCACCTGGACGATAGTTAGCATAAAAGAGTCCAGCATTACTAAGACCAATACCCACTACAAAGTCAGCCGCGCCCAGTTCCCACAACAGAAAATCAGGAAAGGCAAAGCCAGATACATCCCCGCTCTTAAACCATTGAGCAAAGGTGAACTTGGTTCCTGTTCCACCGCAGGCTACACCACCACCTGTAGTAAGATTAATGTCTTGAGAAACCGCAGTCTTAGCTCGACTCATTACACTACCTTAATCAGCTTCAATTCCTCAATACTCTGTGCAGCATCAATACTAGGATCAGCAGGAGCGTCACGCCACTTCTGGCGCTCGGTCTCGACCGCATCCTGTTCGGCCTTCTTGCCCTGCCCGAGCGCGCGCATGAAGCGGGCATCGAGTTCAGGCATAGCTTGGGCGCGCTGGTGGCGCAGTAGGTCGCGGTGACGCTCTCGGGCAGCAGCGATGTCGTGCTCGATCCTGCCGTCACGGTCGCGCAGTGCGTTGCGATAGGGCCGATCCTGGTTGAACTGCTCGTGTTCGGCCTGCGTGAGCCTGCGCCAACTGACAACTTGCACAGCGTCGTAGGCGGGCAGCCCGCGCCCATCCCTGCGATGCGCCCATTGGCGCTCATTCTTGGCGATGAGGTATTCGATGTAGGTGTCACTGATCGAGTTCAACCAAACGCCTCGCTTCTCGTCGAACGACCAGCCATCCCCATTCGGACGTGTAGGCGCGCGAAACTCAGTCTGAACTGCGAGGTGGTAGACCTCGCCGTTCGACACTGTGACTGCGATATAGACTTCCATCACTGATCTCCTGCGCCCTGTAGATGATAGAACTCCGGGTCTTGCGCGACGTTGGTGGTTGCTGTCTCGTCGAAGTTCTCACTCTCGATAACGGCCGCCGTCTGCGAAGCGTTGCGAAACATGCCCCCACCAAGGTCAACGCTCGCCACCGCCAGTGAGGTTGAAACCCGCTGGATGGCAGAAGTTGCCGCCCAATGCGTGCTAGAGAAGTCCGTCCCGATAGTCCAGCCGAGCCGCCCGGTGCCGGTGTCAGCAATTGAAGCGATGTTCCAGTTGGCGTGAAGGGTCGTGCCTGCACCAGCCGCCTTGCCCCAACACTTGAGAACGCCAGGATGCCAGTTGACGCCCTGCGGAGTCACATATTTGTCGGTCGCGGTGCCAGCCTCCATTTCCGCCTGGGAAGCCGCGTTGCCCACACTCGGGTAGACCCCACCGTTCGAGTCGTAATGAATCCACACGCCACCCTGCGTGAACACCAGTGACTCGCCAGCGAGTAGATTGACGCTCGCCAGCACTTCAACAGTCGTGCCATCAGTGTGTTCTACGTCTACCTGACACGCTTGCGAGGCATGATTGTTGTAGAGGTTGGCGTGCTTGACGTTCCTGCGACGATTGGCGGTCGTGCAGTCGAGGATGGTCGTCGTCGTTGCGGTTGTGATCGACGCTGTGTTGACCCGCACAATGTCCTGAATGACTGGCGGGGTCGCATTGTCCGCTTCCATCGCGGAGACGTGAACCTCGATGTCGGCAGCCGAGGCGGTGACGACTCGTAGCAGATCAGCAGTTGCGCGTAGAATGAGCATTACTTCTTCTCCCTCACTCGCTCCAGCAGCGTCGCAAACAATTGCGCCACCTGCCTATGGGCCACCCTGAACTTGCAGGTTCGATGGTGCAACGGGCGCAGTAAAAGGGACAGTCCGTTGCGCGGTGTTGCTGTATCCGCTGAACAGTCCCCCTTGCCCAGATGCCCGAACGCGATAGCAATAGGTCTGACCCTCGACCACGCCCGAGTCAGTGAAGGTCACGATGTTTGCGGCGACTGCACCAATCTCTGTGAAAGCCCCCGGCCCGGTGCAGGCTTCAGCCTTGCGCTCGACCCTGAACCCCGTCTCGTTGGTGCTTGTCTCGTCCCACGTCAGCACATTCGATGCGCCGAAGGCTGACAGTGGCAACAGCAACAGAATGAACAGTAGCTTTCTCATGCCGAGGCTCCTTCGGTTTTGACCCTGCCAGGATCGACTGTCAACTCAAAGTGCCGACAGCCGCACTTCCTACACACATCTATTACGAGGTCCGGGCGCACTTGAACGCGCTCGAGGTTACCAGCCTCCTTACAGCAGTCCTTCCTCTGATCGCCGTGGAGCAGGCCGGCCTGCATCCCAAGCGGAAGTCGACGCGTCTGACATACTCTGCAGCGCGCGATAGCATCCATTGACGGAAGGATGATGCGCGTCTCAATGTTCTCTGGCACCACGCAGCACTCATTGAGCGACCGTGCAGTCACACGATTCCATATCTGCAGCGCTGCCTCAGGTGTGTTGGAGCTGATCGCTGCAACGCACTTCGAGCATGTTACTTGGAAGTGGCTGCTACCAACCTGCACGATGACAACCTCCCCCTCAAGTGGACAGGGGCACTTTCTTGCCTCAGCCATGTGGCCTCCTATGCTATTGTGGCGATGGTGCCAGTGGGATCGCCGTTGTTGAACTTGACTGTGAACGTCTCCCCGATTTGCAGCGTGAGCGCGCTGGCATAGTCCCACCAGCTCATCAGCGGATCGACAGGCGAGGTCTGCGTGTCGTTGTATAGGATAACATACTGGAACGGGCCGATAGTGCCGCCCGCCGCAGTCCATACCACCTTCGTTCCGGTAATGGTCGCTGTGCCGCTCGCCTCCGCCAGCGTATTCTGCACATCCTCGCCGGCCGCTGTATAGCCGTTGCCGCCAGCGATCTCAGCGAGATCGGCCTTGACCGCATCGAGCGATGCGCTGGGGACGGCGTTTGAGAGATATATTCGGAAGACGTGACCGGCCGCGCTGAAGTCGTGCTTGGCTAGCGCAAGCTGCTCGACGAAATCCTGAAACTTGTTATACGCAGCCATAAGGGTCTCCTACGCGCCACCAGCAAATATGCTAGCGCTGGTCGCGCCGGCTACGTTGGCGCTGGCTTGCAGTTTGATCCTGTTGAACCCCAGTACGTCGAGGATGAGCCAGCCAGTCGCTCCCGCACCAAGGATGGTTAAGTCGCCACTAGCATCGACCACTATCCCGGCCGGGCTGGTGTAGTCCGCTGCCACGCTCAGCAGCGTGACGAACGCTCCATCCGGCGATACCTTGCCGAGGACAGCGAAAGCGTCGAACGCCTGCGCTCCGGCGTTCCGTATCTCGAGCGCGAGTCGAGCAATCTGCGACACGTCGAGGTCGAAGATGTCAGTGTTCGCGCCGGTTCCGATTGTGACTGCGGCATCAGTCTTAGCAACGAACGCCAATCGGCGCGGTGGACTGCTGTGGACTTCTTGAACCATGAGAGTCTCCTATAAGTGTTTATGAGAAAGCCTACCCTTTCCACGCAGCGAGCGCGGCACCAAGCAATACGAGTATACCGGCGGCGGGAGGCCAGATAGCTGTGAGCAGCACTAGCACTAGCAGCGCTGGTAGCATCCAGTACACGTTATCGCTTGGTGGTGACATTGACTTGAACGCCGAGGAGTATCGCTTGCACGACATCCTCGGCGGTCTTCTTCTCGCCCTCGTCCGGTTCGAGGCGCCCAGTTGTCTGAAGCTGCAACTTGGCTGCGCGAAGTTTCACGTCGGGATCACTAGCAGTCAGCCCCGTCGCGATAGCCTCAACACTCTTACCATAGAGCGCATCTAGCTGCGTGCCGACCGCTCGATTGATGTGAGTGATATACTCCCGCGCAACAGGCTGC